ATAATTTACAACCCAAACATATAAAGTAAAGTGCAACTCAATTTTAATGAAGATGCGATTGTTGAGTATGTAAACAAGCTTGAAAAGTTAAACGACAAAGCTTTTCCAAAAGCCGCAAAAAACACAATTAACGGCATGGCTTTCCAAATGAAGGGAGCCAAAGGTGGTAAAGGCGCGCTTGTAAAAAAGGCTCAAAAAAACTTTAACCAAAGAAATAAGGGCTTTTTCAAAGTGGCAAGTGAGGTTGCTCCAACCAAAAGCGAAACAATTGGCAAAATGGAAAGCGTTGCCGGCTTTACCGATAAGCGCCTTAAGGGCAGTAACACCGATGCGGTTTCTAATTTAGAGCAACAAGAAGCCGGTGGAGCTTTGCAAGCGCGGCCGTTTACGCCGTTGGACACCGCGCGTGTTGGCAAAAGTTACCAACGCAAAGTGCGCAAAAAGCGCAGATTTAGTTCAATTGACAACGTAATTAACGCGCGCACAACAAAAGGCGCAAGCAAAGCCGAGCGGTTTACGCTTGCAGCGCTTGAGGCAGGCAAAGGAGGCTTTGTTTTAGGTACGCAGGACGCGGAAGGGAAACGTTACTTATTACGCGTAAATTCAATCAAGCGCCAAGGCGGCAACACGGTTGTCAATTCAACGCCGCTTTATGTTTACAATCCGGATAATTCTTTTCGCGTGCCAAAAACCGGCTTTGTTGCGGCGGCAGCAAAAAGCGTTTTGCAAAATGCCGCAAAAACTTTCCGTGAAAATGCGGAGTTCCAAATAAGCAAATATTCTTGATATGTGGATTGAAGAAATAAACCAAGATTTTGTAATTATTACAGGTGATGGCGCTGAATTTAGACCATTTTGGATAAATGCTCAAAAAAGCAAAGAATTCAATTACAAAGCATTTGAATATCCTGAAGCCGCCGGTGCATACGTTGAGCGCAAGCAACCACAAGCAACGAAATATGACCTAAAACTTTTTTTCCAAGGCGAAAACAACCTTGAAGAAGCGAACAGGTTTTGGGAAAGTGCCAACAATGCAAAGCCTTGGTCAATTACGCATCCGCTTTACGGCGCATTGTCGGTGCAACCGATTAGCTTAACGTTTAACGACAAAAATTTCAATGTAACGGAAATAAGTGCGCCGGTAATTGAAACAAACGAAGAAGCGGGGCCAGAGGTAAGCACGGACGTAAGTGCGCAGGTAATTAACCAAGGCGAAACGGCCAACCAACAAGCCGCCCAAGGATATGCAGCCAACGCACAACCAACGGCTGAGGATGTAACAAGCATGAAAGCAACCATTGAAACGGTGCAGAACGCCAGTTCTAACAACCTGCCAACCGATAAGGTAAACGCATTTAAAAATACTGCATCGCAAGCACTTGGTAAAATAGAGGCTGCAACCGCCAAACCTGCGCAAGCAATTACCGCTTTGCAAAACGTAATTGGCTTTCCTGCACAATTGCAAACAAGCGTGCAAAAGCGGATTGAAATTTTAGAAGAAAATTTTGACAGCCTTTTGGCAAGTGCTAATCAGCAAGCAACAACCAACCAAAAGCTTCAAAAAGAGAAGGAAATTGCCGCGAACCTTACTGCACAAGCGGTTGCAGCCATTACACCGGAAAAAGACGATTACAAAGTGCGCGCTGATATACTGCAAACAAGCGAACAACTCCAAAAAAATTACGGCGCTTTTATTGCGCAACTTAACGAATTACAAACGCCAAGAACCGGCAGACCGGAAAGCTTTGCACCTGATTTTGCGCTGCAATACAACCTTGAACTGACAATCAACCGCGCCGTTGGCAACCTTTTCCGGCGTGTTTTTGACCTTAAACGCGAAAAGGTATATGAAACAAAAAGTGAAACAAACATTTTTCTTTTAACGCATGCACTTTACGGTTTGGATGAAGCTGACATAAATATTAACCAACTGATAAATCAAAACGCCTTTACCCAAGAAGAGTTTTTTGTAATACCGGCCGGCCGCAAGGTTATTTACTATGCTTGAAATATTTTTAAACGGCTCAAAACTTACGCGCTTTAACAATTTTAAAATTTCCTTAAAGTTTGATGCCGTTGCATCAACCTTTTCTTTTGATTTTGTTTATGAGCCGGACAACGGACAGCACGCGGCAATTCTTAATTTAGGTGCATATCCGGAAGTTGAGGTTGTTTATAGAAAAGAAACGCTTGTAAAAGGTGTTGTGGTCAACTCAAAAATTAGTATTGAAAGCGAGCCAAGCGTTGCAACGGCTGAGGGATATACTTACACCGGCGTTCTTGAGGATTGTAATTTACCGCTTGATTTATTTCCGCTTGACTACAACTCGCAAAGTTTGCAGGACATTGCAAAAAAAGTTGCCGGTGCGTTTGACCTGCAAGTTGAGGTTGACAGCACGGCAAAAGCACAAGCTCAAAAGCCATTTGAAAAGGTTGAAGCAAGCGAAACGGAAACTGCAAAAAGTTTTCTTGCCAACCTTGCAGCGCAACGGAATTGCATTTTAAGCCATACACCTGAAGGCGCCTTATTTATTACAAACGCAAAAGCGGCTTCCGAGCCTGCCTTTGTGCTTAATACACAAAACATTGCCACGGCATTAAGCTTTGATTTTAATGGTCAAGATCTAAACAGCCCAATTCACGTGCTTGGCCAACAAAGCGCAACGAATAGCAATGCAAGGCAGGCAACGGTAAAAAATCCAATTGTAAAAAGTTATAGGCCAACCACAAAAAAGCAAACAAGCGGCACGGATAAGGACACCGAGGAGATTGCAATTGAGGCGCGTGCTGCACAATTGCAAAATATATCTTTTAACGTTGACACCGACAGGTTGGCAGTTGAAGGCAATATTCTTAAACCAAACAAAACTTTTAAATTGCGGACAAACAACAATATTTTGCAACCTGAAATTGTTTTGTTTATAAAAGAGGTTGAACTTAGTGGGAGTAACGAGCCGGAAGGCGCAAGCATTGCAGCGGTAATGCCGGAAGCTTTTACAAAGCAACCGCCAAAAACAATTTTTAGATGATTGAATTGGCAAAAACCTTGTCTTCAAAAATTGTGGAAGGTTTAAGGCTTATTAAAGTAATTAAGAGCGGCAAGGCTGACACGCGGCAGGCTTATCAATCCGCGCCGCATGGCATTGAAAGCGCACCGGCTGAAAGCGAGGAGGTTGTTGCGCTTTACAGTTATACCGAAAAGCGCGGTGAGCCGGTAATTGTTGGGTATTTAAACAAGCGTGCAGTTGTAAATGCAGGCGAAACAAAAGTTTACAGCACGGACGCAGAAGGTGAGGAACAAATTGCAATAAAATTGACGGCGGATGGTAAAATAAAAATTGCCGGAGATAGCGATTTTGCGGTGCGTTTTACAGAGCTTGAAAAAGGCTTCAAAGAGTTGAAAGATGACTTAAATAGTTTTGTCAAAACTTACAATTCGCATACTCATCCCTTTACAGGTGCGCCGCCGGGTGGAGCCGCAACAACTTCAAAAACAACGCAGACCGGCAGTTCTTCAAGTGCTGAAATCAGCGATGCAAAAGTTGAAGATGTGCAAATTAAAGGTAAGTAAAAATGTCCGTTATTTATAGTTCGGAAATAGAATACGTACAAGAAGCGCAAGACCTGCGTGATAAAATTAAGCGCGTTGATAAAATAATAAACAAATTGTTTGATGCAGGCTTAAATGCTGCCGCCAATCAAGACATATCTTCTTACAGCCTTGATGATGGTCAAACAAGCATTAACACAAGCTACCGCACGGCGGAAGAATGCTTAAAGGCTGCCAAGCAATTTGAAAATTTCAAGGAAAGTTACATAAACAAACTAAATGGCCACTTTATAAGTTTAAAGCCAATTAGCAATAATCGCCGTGGTATATGAGCCTTCAAAGTAAGTTGCTTAATTTTTTAGGTTATAAGCAAGAAAAAATTTACGAGGACAAAGCCGCGCCGCCTGCCAATTACAGCGAGCCGGAAAATAGTTATTTTAACCGGTATGGCGGCTCTTTTCAACCTATTTACACCGAGCCATACACCGGCGAAAAAAACCTTGACCAACTTGGGCCCATAAAAAACTATGTAATTGACCACGCTGCGCTCGCTGCAAGGAGCCGGCAGTTTTACGTTGAAAGCGAGGTTGCAAAGACAATTGTTGACCGCTTTACTTTATGGATTGTTGGCAGCGGCTTGAAGCTACAAGCGGAGCCTGCAACTGATGTTTTGGCGGCTGAAGGTGTAAATGAAGACGCAAGGCAAGTTGCTAACTTGGTTGAGCCTTATTGGCGTTTATTTACCAATTCGGCAACAACAAGCCACAACAAAGAAAAAAACCTGCATGAAATAGCAAACGAGGCAACAAAAACGGCAATGCTTAGCGGAGATTGCCTTATTATTGGCAGGCTGCGCGGCAACAACCTTACGTTTCAAGCAGTCGATGGGCAATTTTTGCGCAATCCAAACGGCTTGCCAAACGAAACCAAATTAAAGAACAACAACCGCGTTATTTCAGGCGTGGAGGTAAACGCAGCCGGCCGGCACGTGGCTTATCACGTTGCGGATTCAGACAACTATTACGGCACCAAGCGAATTGAGGCTTATGGCCGGCAGACAAAACTGCGTTTTGCTTGGCTTATTACAGGCGTTAAATACCGGAATTCTGACGTGCGAGGCATACCGGTTTTAAGTGCGACACTTGAAAGCCTTAAAAAGCTTGACAGGTATAAAGAAGCAACCGTTGGTGCTGCCGAAGAACAAAGCAAAATTGCTTACCAAATTACTCACGAAACCGGCTCCGGCGAGCAAAACGTTTTTGCGCAAAAATTGACCGATGCCGTTGATTTAGACCGCAATTCCGGTGATGATTTGGCCTCAAGTTACGAAGGCAAGGATTTGGAAAGCAAGGTTGCAGGCACGGCAGAAAAGCAAGCCGTAAACATGCCGGAGGGAAGCGAAATAAAGCCAATGCAAAACGGCAATGGTCAAACGCAGTTTAAAGAATTTTACCACACGCAAATTGAAATGATATGCGCCGCGGCCGGCATACCTTATGAAGTTGCGGTCATGATGTATAACAGTAATTACAGCGCAAGCCGTGCAGCGCTCAAGGATTGGGAACATACGTTAAGCAATTGGCAAAACCATCTTGCGAATAACTTTTATTATCCGGTTTACAAGCTTTGGCTTATAAAAAGGGTCATTGAAAATAAAATACAATTGCCGGCTTTTTTAAATGCTTTGCTTGCAGGCAATGAGGAAATTTCAGAGGCTTATTGCAAGGCACGGTGGGTTGGCAAAAGCGTGCCGCATATTGATCCAGTAAAGGAAGTCGAAGCGGTGCGGCGTGCGCTTGGCAGCAAAGCCAAGCACCTGCCGCTTACAACTGCATCCGAAGCAACCGAGCGGCTTAACTTTGGTGAGTACCTAACCAATGTCAACCGTTACGGTCAGGAATTGGAACAAGCAAGCAATGCAGGTATTGAGCCGGAGCAAGAAACCGGCGCCGGCCGGCCGGCTGAAAACAATTTTGAAGAAGAAGATCAATGAACTTTTAAATTGTTTTTGTTGTCGAAAATTTTTTTCATTTTTGTCAAAGGATAAAAAGAAGCCATGGAGTTATATTTATACGGGCCCATTTTTTCTTTCACAGCCGAAGAGGACATTTTGCCGCAACTTGAACAGGCTGCACAAATGGAGCAGGAGCAAGTTGCCTTGCGCGTAAATAGCCCCGGCGGGAGCGTGGCTGCCGGTTGGGGAATTGCGGCAAAAATGGCTGAGATGGAGCAGGCGGTCAACGTTAAAATTGACGGCGTTGCCGCAAGCATGGCAGCGGTTATTGCAATGTTCGCCGACAACGTGCAAGCGCTTGATGTATCGCAATTGATGCTGCACCGTGCAAGTGGTGCGCAGGACACAGAGGAGGAGCGCAACCTTTTAAAGCGTGTAAACGCCAACTTGAAGGCAAAAATGAAGGATAAAATTGATGCTGAAAAGTTTAAGGAAATTGCCGGTGTAACGCTTGACCAATTATTTAACGAAAATGAAGAGCGTTACAATGTTTGGTTGACCGCAACGCAAGCAAAGCAAATTGGTTTGGTTGATAGTATTAAGAAGCTTGACAACAACCAAACAAAAGCGGAGTTTGCCGGCACTCAAATTGCAGCCCTTAACGCCGGCGGTCAAACAATTTACGCAGGTGCAGGTGTAAATGCAGGCGAAACAACCAATAAAAATCAATCAAATATGACAGTTGAAGAAATTAAAGCACAGTATCCGCAAGCGTTTGAAGCAATAAAGGCTGAAGGCGTAAAGCAAGAACGTGAGCGCGTTGCATCCTTTTTAGAATACCACGATGCTGACCCCAAAGACGTGGTAAACCGCGTTAAGCAAGGCGAAGAACTTACTCAAAGCGTGCGCGAGGCCTATATGAAGAAGCTACAAACAAACGCTTTAAAAAACCAAATGCAGGAGGAAAGCCCTGCCACGGTTGAGCCAAACGCAAGCCAAGAAGGCGGAAGCGGCAAAAACGAAGCTCAAGCCTTTTGGGATAACTATGTAAAACCATTAAAGGACGAATAAGCTATGCAGGTCAACGACTATAACATTAAGCAACACCCGTTTCTCCGCAATAACCGGAGCAACGTTTACGAATTTGATAACCCAACCGGCAGCGAATACACCTTAGAGCAAGGTCAGGTTGTTGCGCGCGATGCATCAACCGGCAAGTTGGTTGTGTTTGAAAGCACCAACACACAACCCGGCGGCAAGCTGCCGGTCGGTATTGTAGGTCAAGACCGCACAATGGCAGGCAATGCAACCGGCGTGCGTGTTACGGTTGTAACAACCGGCGATGTGCTGGAAAGCAAAGTAAAGTTGGCCGGAAGCGACACCTTGGAAACGCAGGTTACTGTTCAGGACGGCAGTTCGGCAAACACAGAGTATGCACGCAAGGTGCGCGACCTGATTGAATTTCAGACAGGCGGCATTCAACTTGTTGCTGCCGATCAATTAACCGAATACGATAACAGTTAAAAGTTTGTAAAAATGGCAAGCATTCCGCAAGAACAATTCCGCAAAATATTTACGCAGGCGCTTGTTGATGTTTACAGGGAGCGCGCGGTGCCAACCGGTTTTCTGCGCAGTTTTTTTCCGCAAGAGGTAAACTTGACCAAATACGTATCAATTGAAGTGCAGCGGTCTAACGAAAAGGTTGCCGTTGATGTGGTACCAAGCGCCTCAGATGGTACGCTCAACCAAGCTACCAAAAGCACGCAAAAAATCCTGTATCCTCCCATGTATTGGGAATACATTGATGCGACCGACCATTACCTTTATGATGTAGCAATTGGCCAACAAACGCCAACCGCTTTTCAACAACTTGTGCGTGAATTGGCCGAAGAACAGGTCAAAATCCGTGAAAAGATTGAGCGCGCTTATGAACTGCAAGCCGCGCAAACCTTATTGGATGGTATTGTGCAGCTAAAAAGCGGCGACAATATTGATTTTCGGCGCAAGAGCGGCAGTATGGTTGACATTAGCTCATCGGCGCCTTGGTCAACACCAAGCAACGATCCGCGGGACGTACTGCAAGACGCCGGCAAGTTTTTAAGGCAGCAAGGCAAGGTGCAAGGCACCGTTCTAAATTGCATTTGCGGCGATAACGCAATCAAATATTTCTTGGAAAGCGATTTTCTCAAGAATTACGGTGATTTAACGCAGGTGAATTTGTTAAACGTTGCAGAGCCGCAACGTAACGCGCAAGGCGGAACCTTGCATGGAGAGGTAAGCGCTGGCCCCTACCGTGTTCGGATGTGGAGTTATCCTGAGTATTACACAGACGAAAACGGCGCGCTGCAACCTTATTTAAATGAAGACAAAATAATTGTCATACCGGAACAGCCACGTTTTCGGATGGCTTTTGGTGCAGTTCCTCAGCTCTTAGGGCCCCGCGGTGCAGTTCCGCAAAGTGGAGCGTTTTATACGTTTGACTATATGAATGAGCGCGCGGCTGCGCATGAGGTTCACACAAAAAGCCGCGGCGTATCAATCCCGACAGCGGTTGATCAAATTTTCACGGCTAAAGTAAGTTAAAATGCGGTATTTTAAGCTAAATTGTTTAACACTTAACACCGAGAAAGACCGCGTGCTGCGCAAGGAATGGGATGAGGTATATGCCGAAACCACGTTTGGAACAGAAGCCGACCAATTGCTTGCTGAAAACAAGCTTGTTGAAGTAAAAAGCAAGGGCAAAAGCTCAAAAGAAGCAAGCAAAAAGCAAGGCGGTAATTCACCAAACACGGCAGGCAATGCCGCAAGCACGGACGAGCAAAGTGATTAAACAAGCCTCAACCAAAAAAGCCGGCCAAAGTGCCGGTTTTTTCTTTTATGAGCCTCCTGCAACGCGCACAAAGTGATGCACAACGGTTTATCAACGATTTAAATGGCTTTGCGGTGCAGGTGCATTTTACTGCGCCGGATGGTACGGAGGCAACGGTTGCCGGCGTGTTTAGCAACCACAATGTCGGCGTTTCTGAACAAAATGTTCCGGTAAATAGCCAAAAAGCAAGCGTGACAGTAAGCGAGCAAACGCTTGTTGATGCCGGTTATCCGGCGCGGATAAACGGTGTTGTTGCTTTGGAAGCACACAAATTAAGCTACAAAGACAGCACAGGCAGTTTAAAAAATTACCGTGTTGCGGAGGTGTTTAGCGACCGCACAGTTGGCAACGTTGTTTTAATCCTGCAACGGTCTGATTAATGGCTTTAATAAATACCGAAATACCTGCACAAGCATTTGAAGTTGTGCGTGATCAAATTGGCGTTATTTTAAAAAACGAATTGGCCAATCAAGCACAGGTGAGCGCCAACTTTCAGGAGCCGGAGGTTTTTATTGACCGCTTTGTAAACATTAACCAAACGCAATTGCCTTGCGTTAATGTAACAATTGACCGCGGCAGTTACCAAAACCAAAGCGTGCGGCATCAATACGGCGTTTATTCCTACCAATTAGAGTTTTATCATTTATCAAATGCCGGCAGCACGGAAGGCAGCCAAGAAAGCGCTCGCAAATGCGCTGAATTGCTTGGTCGCACGCGTGCAATCCTTATGTCAAGCCAATATTGGACGTTAAACTTAAAAGAGCCAATAATTGGCCGCCGTTTTGTCGAGGATTTTCAAGTTGGTAATCCGGAGCAAAGCACCGCGGATGCCTTGAGCGTAAGCTTAGCAGCCATGAATTTTACCGTTGAGGTAAGCGAAACCGAAGCTTTGCTCAATCCGCAAGAAATTGACCAAAGTTGGACAACCGTTTTGGTTAAAGACGGCGCTTATGGCTATTACTGGAAACAAAACACGTAAAACAAAAATGCAGGAGTTTATAAGCGCTTTTGCCAAATTGGCAAATATTAAAGGCGCGCTTCGCTTATTTGAAGGAATAAGCGTAACAATTAGCGCGGTTTGCTTGTATATTGCCACGTTCGTAAAAGAAGCATTTAACGAAGTTGAAACCATTTGGATAAAATTGCCAACTGCGCTTTTTATCTTTATGGCCTCCTTACTAATGTTTGCGCGCTTCCGTAAAGTTTGGAAGCAAGGCACTTCAATTCAACAAAACAACAAAAAAAATGAAGACAGCTAAATTTTTCCGCCGTTTCCGCGATATTATCTTGCTTGCAGCCGCTTTTGTTTTATGGTTTGTAAGCGCGCCAATTGTGCGTGCAATTGAGCCAACGGCCGCGGTATTTGACGCAGCCGTTTTGATGGCTTTTGTTTACGCAATTGCCGGCACTTTGGTTTTTTTACAATTTGCTTGGTTGATGCTCCGGCTTTTGTTTCCTGCCATTTACAATTTTTTAGACACCAAAATAAGTAACACCTTTAAAGTTTTGACCTTATGGCAGCAATTGCGAACTGCGTTGTTTTTGCTTTTATCCTTATTAGCAATACAAGCCTTGCTTGTGATTGCCCTGTTATAGATACCGCCAAGGCAGAAATTGGCGTAAAAGAAAAAGGTGATAACAAAGGCAAGCAAGTTGCGCGTTATTTACGCACAACCGGCTTGGGGCCCGGATATCCTTGGTGCGCCGCCTTTGTCAATTGGGCTTTGCTTAAAAATGACCGGCCAACGCCGCAAGCAAAGCAAGCTTGGTCGCCTGCGTGGTTTCCTGCAAATAGAACAGTATTCCAGCGCGGTGCAGTTGAAGCAACGCAACCGCAATGCGGTGATGTTTTTGGGATTTATTTTAGCAGCAAAGAACGCATTGCGCACGTTGGTTTAATTGAAGAAAAAAGCAACGGATATTTTATAACAGTTGAAGGCAACACAGACGGCGCAGGAAGCCGTGATGGACAAGGTGTTTATCGGAAGCGCCGTGTTGCACGTAACGTTTACAAAGTGAGCCGCTGGCAATGAAACTTGAATTGGATGCAAAAGACGCCGTGCGGTTATCAATATTGGTGGCAATTGGTTTGGTTGTGCTTTACTTTGTTAAGGATTGCGGCCGCACCAAAATTGACAAACAAAAAGCCGACACAACAATAAATAAAACCGTTGACACGCTTACTTTAAACTTTAAGAATTGGTGGCATGAGCCAAAGCCAAGTAAAGTAACAGAACCGGTTTATATTGACACAAACGCACCGGTTGATACCGCTGCAATTTTGGCGCAAATAGACACGCCGCGTATTGTTAAAGACTATTTCAGACGCCGCGGTTATTCTTTGCGGTTTGGTGATACGCTTATTAAAGGCACCTTAAAAGCGCAGGTTTACAAAAACCGCATTGATACCTTTGCAATTGAGCTTGGTTACCAAATACCAAAAACAACAATTGAAAAAACAATAACAAAGCGGCCAAGCTTTTATGCAGGCTTAAATTTGAGCTTGCGCGCAATTCAACCTTTTGCAACTTACAACCTTGGCAATTTCCGTATTGGCGGCGGTTATAGCATACGCCGCAACCAACCAAACAACGCTTTTATCAGCCTTGGCCGCACGTGGTAAAAAAATTTGCTTATTGTGCGGCCAAAGCTACAACCTAAATTTGCAGCGAACTAAAAACAACAACCATGGCAAAAAACCGTAAAAACCCAGGTTTATTTCCTGACTACAACGACCAAAGTTGGGAGGAATGGCAAGGGATGCCGGAGTATAAGCACGAAAACAAAACACCTTACCATTCTTTGACCGTGCATTTTGAAACAAAAGAGGATTTTGAAGCTTTCCAAAAGCTTATTGAAGAGAGGATAAGTAAAAAAAGCCGTTTTTGCTATTATCCGAAGCCACGCCTTGACAAAGGCAACCAATATTTTTACGGCGATGAATAGATATCCGATTTACATTGTAAGTAAAGGACGCGCCAACAAACAATTGACCGCCGCTGCATTGCAGGAAATTGGCTTGCCTTATTTAATTGTATGCGAGCCTCAAGAGTACCACAATTATTGTTTTTACAATGGCAAGGACAAAGTGCTTTGCTTGCCTTTTCAGCCGTTAAACCAAGGCAGCACGCCGGCACGCAATTTTATTTGGCGGCATGCGCTTGAGCGCGGCTTTGCAAAACATTGGATTTTAGACGACAATATCAGGCGTTTTTTAAGGTTTAACCGCAACTTAAAAATTAAAGTGGTAACGCCGGCAATTTTTGAAGCGGCGGAGGATTTTTGCGACCGTTACAACAACCTCGCAATTGCCGGCTTTAATTACCGTTTTTTGGTGCCGCAACGCGTTGGCAACAAACCGCCAATCACAATCAACACGCGCGTTTACAGTTGCATCTTGCTTGACAATAACCTGCCGGCCGCTTGGCGCTTGCGCTTTAATGAGGACACAGATTTAAGTTTGCAAGCGTTGAAAGCCGGTTTTTGCACCGTGCTTTTTAACGCCTTTTTATGCCGCAAAGAAGAAACGCAAACAATGACAGGCGGCAACACGCCGCTTTACGCTGCCACACAAGACCGGTTTGAATTTGTGCGCGAGTTGTACGAGCATCATCCTAAAAGCGTGCAGGTGACGCGCAAATTTGGCCGGTGGCATCATCATGTAAATTACGACCAGTTTAAGCAAAAACTGCAACGCAAGCACGCAGCACCGGCCGGCGTTAATGAGTATGGCATGCGGCTTTATAAAAAGTGACCAGAAAATTTGTATCACTTTTTGCAAAAACTACAAGCTTTGTATATTCGCTTGTAGTTCAAAACACAAACCTAAAACGCGTAACCATGCAAAAAGTAACGAGCAAGGAAATCGCAATTGTAAACACCGCAATTGATTGGCACTTATTAAAAGACGTAATGCAAGCAAGCGAGTTGCCTTTGGTTCATGTTGGAAAAATTGAGCCAAACACCGACAAAACCGAAGTTGTGGCATCTTTGATAAATGGATGCGAATACTTATTGCTTGAGGATTACAGATTTTTAAAAACTATTTTGTAAAAACCTTTAAAACCGGAACTATGATAACAGACAAGCAAAACATTTACCTCCGCTCGGCACAACTTTTCACCTTTAACCCGCATTGGGCGCGAGTTGTTGCCTTTATGCAAAGCAAAGAGGAGCTTTTCAAAGAGGTCGCGCCGCATGGCTTTATAAATCCGGATGCGTTGCGGGAGGTGACAGAGCAAGGCTTGTATTGGGATTATCAAGCTTGGAAGAACCGCGGCAAGCCGCAACAAAACGGCGGCGATCCAACGCGTACAATGATTGACGAAATTGTAAACGATTAAAAGTTAAGCCCTTGGCAAAAACCAAGGGCTTTTTTTGCCTTAACTTTTGGCCAAAACCACAAATTTTTCCAATCTTTGCTTGCAGTTAGCAACACAAAAATTTACCACAATGCAACACGCACAAGCACCTTGCAGCCTTTACACCGTTTCTTACAGCCTTAATAATAGGCGCAAAACCGTGCGCATTGTTTTAAAGGCAGAAACGCCAATGCAACAAGTTAAAATCAAAGCCATGAAAAAAGCAATGCGCAATGAAGGCGTTGCGGTTATCTTTGGTGAAACTGATGCGCAAATTGTAGAACAACAACCTTATTACATTTAAAAAGAGCGTGCTTTATGAATCCGACTAACGTTGAATATTTAAGCTTAGATGGGCCCTACAAAGCGGAGCCAAATTGGAAGGGCAAACAACTTGCTTTTCAACCATTAACCAAGCAAGAAAAACAATGGATATGGCAAAACCGGCAAAGAACTGCATTCCGGTTATACCTTGAACTTGGCCGCCGGCATGACCAAGCGCGGATTGAAACGCTTATTGCTGCAATGGAAGAAGATTTTTTCAAGGCGCACGGCAGGCAGCCGACCAAACAAGACTAAACAAAAGCCGGCCAATTTTGGCCGGTTTTTTTAACGCTTAATTTTTGCGGAAACTACAACCTCCGCATATTTGCACAACCTTAAACAACACAAACTGAAAAACTATGCGTAAAGAAACAATTGCTGAAACTGCCACGGTTGACCAAAGAGCTGAAATAAAGGCAAGGCGCGACACCGCGCTTGACACCTTAAAGAAAACCGCTCATCCAAACCAAAAAAAGTTTGACAAAAGGAGGACGTTGGGAGCTTTGCTGCACTTAGATCCGTCCGCGGCCGCGCAGTCAATTCTTAAAATGCTTGATGACGTTGAAAACGGTGATTTACAGGTGCAAGGCGGCAAGTTAAAAGATGAGCTTGTAAGCCTTTTGCACCTTATAGATACCTTTCCCTTGATCAGTAATTAAAGCCAATACCAAAAACCAAACCTATGCTTTTACAAACAAAAAGCACCGCACAAATTGAAGCCTTTGTGCGGTGCCAAGCAAGGTTGCATCTTGTTTATTGCCAATTGCACGGCCAAAGCCAAGAATTTGGAAAAGCTTTTGAGCAAGTGCTTACACCAAACTTTTTTTGCTTACATGTAAAGCAAGCAAAAAAAAGGCTGCGTGCAGTAAACCTTGCAGCCGCTCAAGCATACGCAAGCGCCTTAATAAGCTTACGTGCTTCTGAGGAAATACGCAATGCGGTTTTTACCGCTTTAAACCTTTAAAACTTAAAAACTGGAACCATGGTAAAACAACAAAATCAACTGCCACAATTACCTTTTCAGGACAAGCTTGTCAAAATTGTTAATGAGCTACAAAACCAACCGCTTGAAACAGAAAAGCAAACCAATCCGTGGGCTGATAACGCGGTTTACATACCAATTGAAACAATTGAAGCAAAGCTTGACCTTTACTTTCCGCTGAGTTGGCAAACAAGCAATTTCAATTGGCAGGTTATTGCCAATGAAATTGTTGGTTCTTTGGATTTAACCATATACAATCCGGTTCTTGGTGCTTTGATTACGCGCACCGGTGCAAGTGCCGCGCAAATACAACAAGTTTCCAAGAAAAAAGGCGGCAGCGGCGACCCAACTGCAATAAACGAAAAGCTGCAAAGCACCTTGACAAAGGATTTTCCGCATTTAAAATCGGAATGCCTTAAAAATGCCGCAAAAAGCCTTGGTCAAACCTTTGGCCGTGATCTAAACCGGAGCAGCGCTTCGGAGCCTGTTCAGGAGCAGGATATAAACCAAGCGCTGGAAGGTGTAAACAATTGCACAACCAAAAAGGAGCTTTTGGATTACGTTAAAAGCCTGCCGCGGTTGGTGCAGCAAAGCAAAGAGTTACAAAGCCGCGTAAAAGCTAAAAAGCTTGAATTTGAGTACAACCAAAACCTTTAAACTATTAAACTATGTCAGATCAATTTTCAGCCGAGGACATTGCCGTAAATTGGCAGCAAGGCACCTTGCTGCGCAATGAAATTGAAGATTACTTTGAAAATCAAGTGCCTGCCTTTGGCCAATTGTCAACAATTGCGCAGAGCCGGTGCGTAACGCTTGCGCACAGTCTTTTTATGCATTGCAATTACAACGTGCCGCTTTCCAGCAGTTTAAAAAGCTTTGTTGAAGGCGACCTACGCATGTTTTTGGCAAAAGCCGATGCACAGACGGTTGAGGCTGCAAGGCCATTGGAAATTTTTTACCACAATGTCGCAAGCCGCTTTTTGTAACACTTTGTAACACTAAAACCAATCAAAATGTCAGCAAAAGAAGAATTTAACGCCGAACACCAAGCTTATCACGGCAGTAAATCAATTAAGCGCACAGACCTTTTAAACTTTAATGTCACGCCGGCGCACTTTGCTTATTGGCGTGAAAATGAAAAAAGCCAAACCGAGGCAATGCTTTTTGGTACGGCGTACCATTTGGCAGTATTGGAGCCCTATAAATATGAGCGGTTTGTTTGCGTTTTGAATGAAAACGCCAAGGCTGAGCCGGAAAAAGGTTGGACGAGCAACAAAAACAAGCAAGCAAAGCAAGAGCTTGCCGAGCAATATCCGATTTTGCTTAGTGAGGAAAATGCCAACCTTATTGAACAAATGCGGCAACGGCTTTATGCTAAACCGCATATTGCGGCTTTTTTAAGTGCCAACGATACACAGGTTGAAAAGGAATTTCACGCCGAAAGCCATGGTTTAAACCTTGCAGTCAAGCATGATCTTTGGCATCCGGATTGGTCGCTTGATCTAAAAACAACCAAAAGCGCAGCACCGCGGTATTTTAACGCCGTTATCAGGCGTGAATATTACTTTCAGACTGCAATGTATTTGGATGTGGAAAGTGGCTGCACCGGCGATATTGAGCAGTTGAAGCCGTTTGGCTTTATTGCACAAGAAAAAGAACCGCCTTACGAAGCGGCTATTTATTGGCCAACCAAGGAGCTTGTGCAAATAGGTTTGAATGAATACCGCGCCTTGGTTGAAGACCTTGCTAATTGCTATAAATACAACGCTTT